CCCGAAGCGCAGACATTTGTGTTCCCCGTCACGGGACAGCCTATCCGGTAGCTGTGACCAACGTCTAAGTACAGTAGTCAACTGGCAGAATTTCACGTTACTGCGACGAGAGGAAAGAGAGGAGGAGTGTGGCGAGAGTGAGGGGTTGGCTCATGGGATCACTGGGGCCTGGAGGCCATCGTAATCCTTCATGAGGACGGCGGAGAGTCCAGAGTTGGCAGCAAAATCCCCACACCCACAAGCCGCGAACTCGTTGAGTTGTGCGACCTGGAGGGGCGAGAGATTGTAGCGTCTGAAGAGCTCGGCGTCGGTGAGGATGACAGGGAGTTCGTCAATCTCAGTTTCACGCTTGTAGGCAAGAATGGGAGCGATGAGGCGCTCGGAGTCGCGTGTGCTGAGGAAACGGTTGCCGGCCGATTGACGGAGTTTGGAGATGAATGGAGAGTGAGTGCGGGGGAACATTCCTTGGATAAGTGAAGCCTGGAAACGCTGGGCTCGTTCTTGGAGGGTCTGATTCTTAGACCCGGGCAAGTCGCCGCGGCAAACGCCAGATGAACGGAGGAACACTGCGAGGTTGAGACATGGGTGGAGTCGACCGGCGGTATCATAAACTGGGGAGTTTTTGAGGAACTGGATGTCAGAGTATGATGGGCAGCGTTCAGCGGTGACCTTGTATCCGACGTTGGCGGCACCCCGGTGGATGCTGTCAATCGTCCCGTCGAATTCTTGGGTGACCGCCAAACCGATGAGGATGGAGGCGAGGTTGTTGATTGTCGTGGTGATAGTGGAGCCTGAGAGGAGGCGGGTGCGGGTGCTTCGGAGTTTGACTTTCTCGCTAGGGACGAGAGGATTTCTGATCTCCATAGGAACGTTGAGTTGCTCAACCAAGAGTTTGAAATCATCCCGATGACGCGGGGGTGCGAGATTGACATACTCCGCAAAGAGTTGGTTGCCATGTGAAGCATCGCATTTGCTAATGTCGATGTTGAAGACGTGAATCTCTCCACGATGCCGGATGCTCAGACACGCGTCGTCCGAGAAATAGGCGAAATAGAAGGTCCCGGTCGGATCGATCAGGTTTTGGAACACACGACGCAAGGCTGAAATCTTGGGTGAGGAAACGAATTGAAATGTACCACCATGGTAGTGGAAGGGTCTCTGCATGCCCTTTTTCATAAAGTCAGTTGAACGGAACCCTTGTAGGGAAGCGGCCACGCCCAGATCGGCGATCATTCTCGCATATTTCTGGAATTTGGCAATCTCGTTCTTCTTCATTTTGTAAAGCACCTTTCTGAGCCAAAGGCGCTTCGCCTCTTCACCGTCTGCATGGATCTGAAGCCATGCAGCGACTCGGAGGTCTCGTTTCGGGTGTGGGTCGTCGTAGTGTTCGCGCGCTTCTATGTACCACCCCTTGTACTTCTGGAAGGCGGGGGCAATGTGGAGTTGTAGCAAACGTAGGAAATGTTGGTTGGCGTGGATGAAGTCCAGCTGGTTCTGCAGATAAAGGTCGTCACGGCCCGGGTGCTCTGGGAAGCGCAGGGCTGCGATGCGACGAAAACCATATCGCAGGTTGTAGGGTGAGTTGGCGTAGATGTGCCCGTTGTGACGTACGCATGGACCAAAGCGGGTCCTGTAGGTGCCGTCGGCAGTGAGCATTCCATCTCGGTTCACCTTGCAGTGGACGACGGCGTTAGGATCGTCGTAACCAGTGAAGCAGAGTTCTCCATTGATGATGAATTCGTGACCGCGGGTGATGCGGAGGGAGGGGTCGGGCACGAAGGGTTTGTGGATGGGGAGGTTGACCGTGTAAAGTCGTTCAATACCGGTGGTGAGGGGGGTCGGTCCCCAGCACCGGTTCTCTAAAAATCCAGTTGCGCGGGGCCCCGCGTGAGGCGGGCCTGGACGCATCCGGCTTGGTACGCAATATTCACCGCCCTCATGATGGTGTAGGTCCGGATGGAGGTATCTCGCCAGTACCGTTGCTGCATCGACACACCGTCCAACATGTAGTTTGCGGTGCGATGAACGCAAGCGGTGGTGTACGTCTGGTTGTACCCGGCTCCGTTGACCGTTTTGATGCAGGTAAGGGAAGGATCTACGAGGAGAAGCGCAAGCAACTGACCGTAAATCTCCACCTCTTCGCATCGTGCGTAGCGCTTGTAGAAATCTGCTTTAGCGCGCCATTCGCCGGAACCCCAAATTGAGACGTAACGGTCCAACCCCCCGAACGCGGTTCGGGTCACAGCGTGGTGATCGGTCCGATGCGCAAAAACGCGGCGGTGAGGACCGAGGGCGGAGTACATATGTCCAACGTGGAGCGCGGCTAGGGCACGCGAAAGGAACGTGGGTTTCGACTCCCCGAAGAAGACTCTTTCGAGTCTTGTACTTTCCCAGACGACCGGGTGGGTCGTGGTAACAGCGGCGGCGCGATCAACGCTTATAAAAGGAGCGTTGAAAAGGGCCACAATGCCGGCTGGGATTCCTACCAGGGGGCCTGGGGGAACTGGAACGAGCGCGAGAGCGTCCGGGTCAGGATCTCCGTCATCCTCCTCATCCTCCGACTCCTCATGTGGGGGTGGCGGTGGTGG